TAGATAAATATATAATTGAAAACGAGATAAATATAAAACAATATACAATATATCATATAAAGACAATACTTCTAGAATATGCTTGCAACTGCTAATACATCTATACCTACACCTACGTATACTAATGCGGTAAATATGAATGCTATTGACGCATTATTGGAAACTGAGAAGCAAAAAAATAAATGTGATTCTTGGAATAAATTGGATAAAACGGTAAAAACCCAGAAATTGCACGCTTTTGCTGAAAAATACGGGAAAGAGCACAATTATTCCGCAAAAGATATCAAGAACTTGAAGGCGTTTTTTGTGAGTTGTTTAGAAAAGGCGAAATTGCAGAAAACGAAAGATGTTGTCTATGACAAAGATAGTGGTGAAATTACGAGTATTCCTGCACTATTTTTTAATAGTATCAGTCATACATTCACATTGAAAATTGTGGATAGCAAACGGGTAAGTACATTAAAATCGCTTACTCCAAAGAGGATTTCTGAGAAAAATCAGGACCCAGTTTCGCAACCCGAAATATAAAATTGATTACAAAATAATCTAAACATAGTTCTATATTTATAAATATACAACTATTACAAAATGGAACCTATTGAAACCCAAAGTATTTCATCGGAGGATGACCACGATGATGAAACGTTGGAAACGTGGTTAGATTTATTGGACGATAAAGAAATAGAAGAATTGTCAGAAACCGTTGCCGAAATGATGGAAGAATATGTATATGGCCAGATTTCGAAAATATCCGATCCCAAGTTCTCCACTATTGTATGTGACGATTTAACCGCTTATTTCTTTGATATATGGACCGATGCCGAAATATGTATGGATAGCGATGCCGACTACAAAGAAGTGCGTCGATTTATTGGCGAAGTATATACTAAATATATGGATGAATATAGCATTTTGCCACCGAGACAATGTGCTATAGATTCCCCGTGTATAAAAGTGGATGTTGCTCCAAGCTTGGAAAGAATAGCTACCATTCCACAGCCAAAACAGAAAACTAGAGAATGGTATGAAAAAAGATATGGAATGCTAACGGCAAGTAATATTTCGAAGGCATTGGGATCAGAATCCCAGAAAAATAGTCTGATTTACGAGAAATGCAAACCACTTACTATGGAACATCAATATGCGAGTGTAAATACCGAAAACTCGATGCATTGGGGAGTGAAATATGAACCGATTAGTGCCGCGATTTATGAACATATGTATTCTGTAAAATTGTCGGATTTCGGATGCATTCCACACGGGAAATATGTATTTATCGGGGCTTCGCCCGATGGAATTGTATGTGATCCCGACCATCCTCGATATGGTCATATGGTTGAAATCAAAAACATTGTAAATCGTGATATAACCGGTATTCCTAAAGAAGAATATTGGATACAAATGCAAGTGCAATTAGAAACGTGCAATTTGGAATATTGCGATTTCGTAGAAACACGTATCAAAGAATATGAAAATGCCATAGAATATTACATTGACAGAGAACATAATTACAAGGGAGTAGTTCTCTATTTCGTGAAAAAAATGTTGGTTGCGGGAGCTTTGCCATCAAGTGGTATGGAAGACGGTCGTTATAATGTACCGCATTATGAATATATGCCTTTAGACATTCCTATTTCAGAAACCGAACAGTGGATTCAAGATAAAAAGGCCGAATTGCAGGAAGAATATGTTTTGTATAGAACGGATTATTGGTATTTAGACAATATTTCTTGCGTTCTCGTTCAACGAAATCGGGAATGGTTTGATATGGTTGTTCCTCAGTTTATAGATATATGGGAAACGATTGAAAAAGAAAGGGTAAGTGGATATGCACATCGCGCAGCTGTTAAAAAACCGAAACCATTGGTAGTGATTCAACAAAATACGGATGATATCACTGTAATGATACCAGGAGGTGTAGGAGGAATATGTCTGATTAAATTGGATGAAGTGGGAAATAATATATCACAACCTTCGACAACCGATTTACACAATATATTGCTCTTATAACCACACATAATACTATAAAAATATACAATACAATATATAGTAATGTTCTTTGATAAAATAGTAAGCTATAGACAAAAAGTCTTTTTTTCCATCATTTGTGCCGGATTATGGATATATTTTCGTACAGCCGATTGTTATAATATGATACCTAGACATCATATATTTCCGGTCATTTTTGTTATGGGCTGGACATACTTGAACTATTATGAACCGCTGTTTTTGCCGATTGGATTAAGTATTTTAATAGCATATTCCAAACTAGGGAGAATGTTTGATAGTGCAGAAATCGAAAAACCATATACTACCAATAATAATATACAATTATCAATGTAAAACCGCTCTTGTTCAATCTCCATATCTATATTTATATAGATATACGTGTCTATATAAATATACAAAGTAAAACGACATAAATATTTTATACTATAAATAAATAGTATCGTATAAAAATATGGCATCTTTTGAAAATCAAACAATGGACGAGATGTATGTCACGAAACGAAGTGGAGAACGTGAAATCGTATCTTTTGATAAAATCCTCCAGCGTATTAAAAAATTGGGAGCAGAAGCCGGAATCAAATTGAACTATACTACTTTGGTTATGAAAGTCATCGATCAGTTATATGACGGTATTTCAACTACAAAAATAGACGAATTGTCTGCAGAACAATGTGCATCTTTGGCAAGCACCCATCCAGATTATAATACTTTAGCTGGAAGAATTGTCGTATCCAATCACCATAAAAATACTCCTACCAAGTTCTCCGATGCAATGCAGAAGTTATATGAACACTTGGATAAACACGGAAAACAAAGTCCATTGGTTTCCGCCGAATTATATGATTTAGTAATTTCTAAGAAAGACGAATTGGATGCCATTTGCGACTATAACCGTGATTATTTGATTGACTATTTCGGGTTCAAAACACTCGACCGTGCTTATTTAACGAGGGTAAATAGAGTCACTATTGAACGCCCGCAACATATGTGGCTAAGAGTTGCTATAGGTATTCACGGGCAGAATATGGAGAAAATCCTGGAAACATATGATTTAATGTCTAAAAAGTATTTCACCCACGCAACTCCCACTCTTTTTAATGCCGGAACACCTCACCCACAATTGTCGTCGTGTTATTTACTATCTATGGAGAGCGATAGTATTGAAGGTATCTATAACACATTGAAAGATTGTGCTCTCATTTCCAAATGGGCGGGTGGAATTGGTCTCCATATACACAATGTCAGGGCATCGGGTAGTCATATTCGTGGAACAAATGGGTCGTCGAATGGAATTGTCCCTATGCTCCGTGTATTCAATAATACGGCTAAATACGTGGATCAATGTGTCACCCCCAATACAATTATTTACACAAAAAATGGACCAATGGCTATAGAAGATTGTATTGCAAATGACACTGAGGTAGAGAATCGCGAAGGACAATTTGAATATATTGAAAAAGTATTGGAACATCCATATGAAGGAAGTATGTATGAAATCAAGACGGCATTAAATGGTCAGCCGTTACATATTACTCCAGAACACCCTATTTATGTGGTAAAAAAACCGGAAATGTATTGCGATACAAATGCGTGGATAGGTAAGCCGGAATGGGTGGATGCAAAAGACGTTGAAGTAGGTGATTATATTGTTCATCGTGTTCCAAAAGTGAGTTTTAATTATCACGAATTGTCACTCGATATTTGTTATGCATACGGTCTTATTTTATCAGGAATGTGTATTGCACAAACCCAGGAAAATGCAAACAATATATCAGCTGACCGCGTAAGACCAAACTGGATGTATGTAGTTCATAGTCCTAATAAAATTGAGGAATTGGCCCAATTTTTTGGCGCCAATGCAATTAACTATGAGGTCCGCTATATGAATTACTATAATTTGATTATGTGGGAAAGAAATACTGTATTGCCATTTACAAAGAGTGATTTTATGATTAACGGCAAATTACGGGTAGGAAAGAAATGGATTCATTTGGACGAATATAGGACAGCCCGTATATTAGAAGGTCTTGGAAATAGTGATGATATTACACAGATTTCTGTGGATGTACAGTATTTGAAGTTGCGAATGGGTAAATTGCCAAATAATTGTATAGCACACGAGTATAGTTGGCTGGTTCCAGTAACTTCGACTAAAGAAATCCAATATAGTGGTCTAGTGTATGACTTGCAAATGCGCTCGCAGCATAATTATATGCTCGCTGGCGGATTGGTCCATAATGGCGGTGGAAAACGCAATGGTTCGTTCGCCATTTATTTGGAACCGTGGCATTCGGATATAGAACATTTCTTGCAAATGCGGAAAAATCACGGGGATGAAGAATTGAAAGCCCGGGACCTCTTTTATGCTTTATGGATACCCGACCTGTTTATGGAAAGGGTTAAATCCGATGGTCTATGGACCTTGATGTGTCCGGACGAATGCCCCGGCTTATCCGATGTGTATGGCCCAGCATTTAAGGAGTTATATGAGAAATATGAGTCATCAGGTAAAGGTCGTAAGGCAGTAAAAGCCCGTGAATTGTGGTTTCAAGTATTGGATGCACAAATGGAGACCGGTACTCCCTATTTGTTGTATAAAGATGCTTGCAATCAAAAGTCCAACCAGAAAAACATTGGCACCATTAAGTCGTCAAATTTATGTTGCGAAGTGGTGCAGTACTCTGACGACAAAGAGACCGCAGTTTGTAATTTGGCCAGTATTGCACTTCCAGCATTTGTGGATACTATAACAAATCCTCCCACATTTAATTATGAAAAACTACACGAGGTTGCGCAAACCGTGACATACAATTTGAATCGTATTATCGATGTCAATTATTACCCCACTGAAAAAACACGTTTGAGTAATATGAGACATAGACCTATTGGTATTGGTGTGCAAGGATTGGCCGATGTATGTATGATGATGGGTCATCCATTCATTAGCGACGAAGCTAAACATATTAATCGCATAATATTTGAGACCATTTATCACGCGGCATTGACCGAATCGTGCAATATGGCTAAAGTAGATGGTCCCTATTCCACTTTTCAGGGGTCCCCCGCTAGTTTAGGCGAATTGCAATATGATATGTGGAAAGTGGTTCCCACCGAGGGTAGATATGACTGGACTGGTTTGAAGGCTGAAATCCAAGCCCACGGCCTCCGTAATTCGCTCCTTTTAGCACCGATGCCTACTGCATCGACTTCACAGATTCTGGGTTATAATGAATGTATTGAGCCGATTACTAGTAATATTTACAGTAGGCGGACGATTGCTGGCGAGTTTATTATGGCCAACAAATATTTGATGAATGATTTGCTAAAGTTGGACCTATGGAATGAAAAAATCAAGAATAGTATTATTGCAAATCACGGGTCCATTCAACATATCGACATTATTCCGCCAGAAATCCGCGATAAATACAAGACGGTATGGGAATTGCCAATGCGACACTTGATTGATATGGCGGCGGATCGTGGAGCATTTATTTGCCAAAGTCAGAGTCTCAATCTATGGCTAGAAGACCCCAATTATTCTTCCTTGACATCAATGCACTTTTACTCGTGGTCAAAAGGATTAAAAACAGGTATCTACTATTTGAGACGCCGAGGACGTCATCAAGCCCAACAATTCACTATTGAACCGGAAAAAGGGAAAGTGGCGGAAGAACACGACGAAATCTGCGAAATGTGCTCATCTTAGTCATACATAAAAATAACAATATAAAAATATATGAGTATATAAAATAATATATCAATGATACCTTATTTTATACAACGTGCAACCCCCAGTGATGATATCCGTGAAGATAATATAGATACTAGTCCAGGGTGCTCGGAAAAAGAAAATATGGAAAATGAAATAATAACCACTATAACAACATTTATGTATGAGTTTTGCAGTGAAAAATATGGATATGACATAAAAATAACATCGTATGAAGATTTTTGTAATCAGTTTTGGGAAATATTCGAGTTTCAAATACGATATTGGCAACAAATATTTAAAGTTTTTTATTTTGAAAATAATCAATGGACTGAATGGGATATTTCAGAAAATGCAGATAAAATATATGATTTTTACGTAAATACTTATTTATTATAGGTTTAGGGCAATATTATGCACCATTTTCATATAACACTTCAAGCAGGCCATTGTATCCACCATTGAATCGTGTAAGTTCTCCGGAATATTACCGAATAACTTTTGATGTAGCTCAGATAGCCTAGGGAACTTTTTGTACTGATATGGATGACCCCTTTTGTCAATTGCTTCCACTATAATAGAGCATAATTCGATACTATTAGCCATAGTGCAATATCGCTCCTTTTTGTTTGCTAGTTCATATCCAGTATTAAGAAGGTCGCATAAATGCCGGGTTTTGCGCCCCGGGTTGCGCGCCAATTCAATACGCACCATTTTGCTATCGAAATCTATGTTGTGTGCGATTACTTTTCCACAACTTACATACGCATTGTATAGCTCAGTCAGTGCTTCGGTTACCACTACACCTGTATTGCATTTTGCCCTAGTTATTCCAGTGAGTTTTTCGATTTCGGGAAGGATTTGGACTTTGGAAGGAACATTGATGTAGCTATTGTATGTTTTTTCTATTTTTTTCGAATCTGTATTAAATACAATAAAGCTGAGTTGCAATATATATGGACATAAATCAATGGAGGGTTCTCCTTTCGGAATAAGACCGCTAGTTTCAACGTCGAAAATGAGAACAAGATTGGACATTTTTGAGTATTTCGAATAGATATAATAATGAATAGTGTATATATCCTATTATAAGTAATTTAAAAATATAATCAATTTTCTAAAACATATAAATACACGGTAACTATTACAAATAGAATAATGGCAACCTATTTTGAACTTAGTTCTACTAATGTTAGCATAGAGTCAGGATATACCCTTACATTTGTAACTTCTTATTTGCACGATAAAGACAATTCTCCTCATAACGATGAATGGAATGTGGGACGTTTAGCAGAGTTGGTATCCATTGGAATCCCTCTTTATATTTTTGTATGTCCTGAAAATGCAGATGAAATCGCGTTTTTGCAAGGAGCAAATAATATTCATATCGAAGTTATCGATAAATCCGAATTATGGGTTTTTCAGAAACTTTTAGAAAAACCTTATAGTTTGCCAGAGTATCGCAACTTGGAAAAAGATACGAGAGATTATTTAGCGATTTCACATTCTAAAGTGGAACTTGTGAATCGTGTTATAGAACATAATCCTTGGAAAACCGGACATTTTGCCTATGTGGATTTCAATATAACCTATTTATTTTGGGATAAACTGAAAACATATGACTATTTGAACCAATTTGCTAAACGTACATTTTTCGATAAAATGCTTAGTTTTCCGGGATGTTCAAGTCCGGTTCCTATAGAGAATGTGGGTGGATTAGCCGACACAATTTGCTGGCGATTTTGCGGCGGATTTTTCGCAGGAGATGCTGGGTCTTTGCAGACTTGGTGGAGAGATTATCAGGGACATTTTGTGGAATATTTAGATATATACCAAAAACTTACGTGGGATGTCAATTTCTGGGCATGGATAGAAACCGTCAAACGATGGGAACCGAAATGGTATTCGGCGAATCATAATGACAGTATTGTGACCGCCATTTCGGCAGATTCTATAACGAAAAATATGTTGTCAGTTTCTAGACGAATTAAGCACAATTATCCAGTTATAGCACAATTTCGTCCGACTTCGTCGTCGTATTTGAAAACAGTTGATGGTCGCAGATGGCTAAACACGCGATACGTGAATTATTGGCTGTATAACAATGGTTGCTATGGCTATCCTACGAGTTCGCACATTATTGAAAACAAAAATATGTTGTGTGAATTGGACTCGGAACTTAATCCGATTATGGATACGTTTGTATTAATAGATGAGCAAATAGATATACCAAAATATCCGGGGGATACATTTTCCAAAGGTTTGGAAGATGTTCGATTATATAGGTCGGATTCCGGGGTGAAGTTTATTGCCACAAACGTGGATTATTCGCCCAATGGTAAAAACAATATGGTTATAGGTGATTATGCCCCCGAAAATCACACGATTTCTAATGTACAAGTTGTATTACCGCCAGTCGAAAGTTGGTGCGAGAAAAACTGGATACCGATTTCTTCAGGAGGGTCAGACGATTTGTTTATTTATAAATGGTCGCCTTTTGAAGTAGGTCGTGTAAATACATCGACGGGAAGTTTAGAAATATTGATGAGTCATATGATTAATGCACCCTATTTCAATAAAGTCCGCGGTTCTACGACATTTGTTGAACGGGAAGATGGTTTATTAGGAGTAGTGCATTTTAGCGAAGACCATAACCCCAGGCATTATTATCATATATTGGTATTACTGGAAAAAGAGAGTTTGCGGCCATTGAAATATTCGAATTGTTTTTGTTTTAAAAGTTTAGGAGTAGAGTTTTGTATTGGATTTACAGATGAATTGGCAGATGAATATGTTTTTTGGACTTCGCAAATGGACCGAGAGCCAATGACGGTGTTCATACCTAAAGTGGAAATACCACTGTGCTTTGATTTTTAGTGTATAATGTATTGACATATACAGTAAAAATAATGTTGTTATTTTGTTTATATAATATATAAACTAAATATCGATGTTGAACCGTATGAATCCATTTGGCGCATCAGCGCCGCAACTACAAACCCTATTACCTGGATCGGTTACAAATGCAACTGAATATACATTGAAATTATTGGTAGATGATACTACAAATGATATATATGTTATTAGTAAAGTTGTGAATAATCCTATAGACCCTGCTGAACTTATGAGATTGCAAAGAACTGCGCACGTGCAAAAAGTATTTGCTAACAATAAAAAAATCGATGGCGGAATAACCAATTTTGTAAATATTGGATTTGATAATGCAGTAGGTGATATACCAGGACCAGCGGCAGGACCAGCGGCAGCACCAGCACCAGCACCAGTAGCCGCACCCGCAGCCGCACCTGCGCCTGCACCAGTAACAGAAGCAGATATAACGGCTTTATTGACGACTGTTCGAGGACTTGTAAATGCAACTGCTGATGCTGATTATAATGCTTTAGTGGATGCAGACCCAGTCAATAATGCTATAATAGATGTAGTGAAAGCAGGTGCTCATCCAGCGGCAACTAAGGCCGACGCATTACAAAAATTAGATAATGCAATTGCTGAAGTTGCTGGAGTAGCTATAGTTGCTGGCGATACTGTTGAAGGAAAGGCTATAGACCTTGTAACTAATGCTGCCATTGTTGCACCAGTACCAGCACCAGCACCAGCACCAGCGGCACCAGCGGCACCAGCGGCACTAATAACAGAAGACGAAATACGGGATTTATTAACATTAGTTGAAGTAGAAGTGCAGGGAACTGCAGACGAAGCAGCTTTCAATGCTTTAAATGGTAATATAATAGATGCTGTGAAAGCTGGAACACACCCAGCTGCAACTAAAGATGAAGCAATACAAAAATTGGCTAATGCAATTGCAGCTGTTGCGGGAGTGCATATAGACCCTGCTGACACTGCTGAAGGAAAGGCTATAGCACTTGTAACTGCAGCAGATGTTGTTGCAGCAGCACCTGGTATGCCCGGTGGAAACCAATATGTTTATGGAAAACAAAAAGCCTACCCCAAAAATGTGACTTTTTCAAAAAAAACTACACATAAACAAACACACAACAAAACAGTACGGAGACTACAAAATATAATAAACAACGCTTTATAGGTCTGCTAATGTTATTAATTTTTCTTCCGCCACAACGGGTTGTTCCGGATGTATTTTTGCCCACTTTGCAGTTTTTGGCGATGATGTTTTCACAGTAAGCGATGCTTCCGGTTTATGTTGAAGTTCTCCGTATTTTTTAATTACTTCTGTAAAATGACGGAAATGCAAGCTTTCCATTTCATCGCTACCTGCAACCATTAAATATACCCGGTATGCTTTTCCAGAGTGGCCATCCGTCATATTATATACACTATCGCGGTCTTCCCGCATTCCTTGTATAACACGACATACGTTATTTTGGTCAACTAATACTTTTCCAACTAAATGGTAATATTCGTTTTGTCCGTAGTGAATGCTCATTTTGATATGTAATAAGAGTGATAATAATGATATATAAGTATTAATAAAACATTTATATATTACAAAAATCAATTTTCTCACTACACGGTCGGAAAAAACTCCCAATCCAGGTCCATACACACTTTCTTCCATATCATATCTTGTTCCAACTGTTTTTCTCTATCTTTCATCATAGGGATATATGGCAAATATTGGACTTGGTCTAATAATACACACAATTGATATAGTGTATATGTATAATTAAAGAAATTAGTGCGATTAGCAGGACAATGGACTGCCCAAGGTTTCTGTATTTCTATAAAGAGAACGCACAATGTTTCGTGCAATTCTTCGTTCATAATGGGTGGTTTAATACCGAATATAGAATTGATATATTGAATATGCTCAAAATATTTATTGAGGCCGAGTTTCCGCAAAATATCGCGCATTTTGTCGTAGTTGATCAGGGACATATTTGTTATACGCTCTTTTTTAATACGCGCCCTTATAGCTTCAATGACCTCGTCGGGGATTTGCGTTGTTTCTTTTGCCTGGAATTGGGACAAGATCTCTTTGAAATGATTGAGTCTTATGTAGGCAGTGTATGACACTTCGTTGGGGGGTTCTTTGTTGGAGGGTTTGGAACTATCCACGATATATGTTACAAATTGGCCGCAATCAATGTTGTTGCATATGAGAATACCTTCTTCGTCTTGGGGAATAAGTTCTCCGATTTTGCAACATTCGCAAACGTCGGATGAAACTACGAAGTCTTGTATATTTAGTATGGAATTATTGATGTTTTTCCAATAGGCGTGATAAGTATTTTTGGACTGGCTATATTTTGTGCCGGCGACGGTTGCGGCATCATCTGATTTCGCTTTCACTTTGAAGAAAGAATTGAGAACATTGACATTTTGACCATTATCGCCGGATGAAACCTTTTTCTTTTGTTCGAAATAGTCGAATATATATTTGGAATTATCGAGGAGATATTGCTTTTTTAAGGACTTGAGGGTTTTTATTTGTTGAGACAGATTTCGTATTTGGTCTTTTATGTCCATATAGGTATCGATTTGGTTCTTGGGGAGAGTTTTTAGCTGGGATTTTAATAAGAGTTTTTTGGATTGTAAGTCGGGTATGTGTTCTGTTTCGATAAAGTGAAAATGATTTAGCATTTCAGTATGTTTTTCGTCGATGGTGCCTTTTGACGGAGCTTGGGGATTTCCAGTAGGTTGCTTTTGCATTATTATGGAAAGGGTATATTATATGATATAATAGAATTGAGTGTTTTTATGTTGATTTTGGTGGAAATTATATGAGTATAGTATATAATTTCATTATGGCTAGCATACAAAATAACGGAAACATAGATATTACTAGAGATAGAGAAATATCATTTGAAAAATTAAGAGATTTTGTTGATGCTCGTGAAGCTATGGATTGTGATCCACCAACTGCACATATAATCGGTATATATGATGTATATATATCTGATTCGGCCGGCGAATATCCTGTAATTGATTTTTACATAGAAGTTGTTTGTGATTTTGTAAAAAGAGAAGGATCACAATTAAATATTGTATTTACAGATTATAAAAGTTTTAGACATACTTATCCTAAAGATACAGAAAATCGCAGTTTTCATCTTAAGTATTTAAAAGGGATAACAAAGACAAAAGTATTTATAGATGTTGATAGTATGATGGATTTTTTGGAAAACAAACATGCTAAACTAGAGAGGCGATCTGCCCATCCTGATACAAGCCACGAATATATAGCTATGTTTAATCAGGCTTCAAATTATCAAGAATTATATGAAAGAATTGTAAGTTCGCAAGTAAATACAGATGTAACGCATACTGGATTATTCAATGGTGTTGATATAATTGAACATAATTTAAATATGTATATCGGAAGTCGTGGAATAAACCCATTTTTAAGATACTTTGATCTTGAAAATTTTTTACCATTACCTGATGGATATAAAGAATTGATAGATACGACATCTATAAGCAAACAAGCAGTTACATCTATAGATCAATATTTATCTACACTGTCTGCAGACGAACAAGTAAGAATACATAATATTCGTAGAACATATAGTGTAATTAGATCAACTATTGATTTTTTACATGATTTTGTAGGATTGGCGATTCAAATACAAGAAAATTTTATTTGGTTTATCGAGAGATATATTGGGGCAGAGTTTATACCAGTTGTAAACTCTATTTTTAGAGATGTTCAGACATCCGGGGGGAATGTGAATCAAAATGCGTGTAAAAACTTGTGGTCTCAATATGCAATAAACTATAGACGAGAGTTATCGATTCCATTTTTTCCTATATCTGAAATGGGAAATCTTGGTTCTGCTAGAATATTTAAAGATGAAACAACTAGACTCGAGTTTACACCCGAGTTTGATAATATTTGTCATACATTGAGGAATTTAATGGGGATAACCCATTTTTATATTGAAGCCCAAAATACACCATTAGCAACCGCAATGGTTCGGCAACGTTTCAATATTATTACTGACAGTGCAGCGGCAAGAGATGCTGCGCCAGGATATTCTATTAAAACTTTTGTAAAAGAGGCAATATACTATAAAAGGGAAAGGTATGATGCAGTCACAGTAAATAGGGACTATACCCTACAATGGCCAAACGATATGCCATATATTCGTCAAGATAGTCCAACACAAATAACTATTGTAAATGGACCAAATTGTCTAATATCAAAATATTTATTAGCAGGAGGTATTTATCATCTAGTTAATGCAAATAATGATACAAATGATATATTATCAGGAGTTGGTATTGCGGAACCATTTATTTCTGTGAGTAAACAAAACCCTAAAGCAAAGGTACAAGAGCTAGGATTAAATGCCTTACTTGCAACTGCAGGACTTCGTCAATTAAGAGGCTCGCAAAGCGCAAGTCCTATTACAGATATCACAATACTAAACGGTGACCAAAGAACTACTGGTATGCTTATGCTTTTTTTGAAAACATATACGGATTATTGTCAAGCAGATACAATCGAACAAATAAAAGCTAATAAAAGGGTAATAGCAGCCTCAAGTGATTTTCTTGCGTCTAGAACATTTGATGCATTTTTTGCTACTCCCACATTTTATGTAGGTGTAAATAATGTAACTGCGACTTGTTCTGATACTAGATATATGACACCAGACGCGGATGATATTGAAAATAAGTTACTAGTTTTCGCTAAAATACAACAATACCATCCATTGATAATCGCATATATTAATTATTATATAACAAGAATACAAACATACATTGCCACTGAATATACTGCAACACTTAGTCCAGCTGTTTATTATGCAGGAACTTCATTACAATTATGGTTAGACCAAGTTAAAATAAATGCTGCTCAGACTATACAATTAATGCAATCTACCGATATATCACAATTAAATAATGATGACAAAATAAGTTTTATACAGCAATTTCCTGATTCATTATCGGAATATATTATGTCACTATCTAAGGTTAATCAGTTATCACAAAACTTTATGGAAACGTACAATAAGTCTAGTGAAATTATTGTTTCAATAATGGCAATATCCAATAGAATAAATATAGATGAGCTTATTGATAATTTTCATAAAACAAAACAATCTTTAATAAATGCATTACCAAATGACACGCCTATAGAAGAAATTAATACCCATCTTATATCAATTTATACAGCAGCTATTGCTACAAAAAGCAGCCACGCAGTAGAATCTTTTCTTACCAATATTATGAACATTTTATTACACATACAATCATTGATGGAAAATCCACGCTTATCTGCAGAAGACCAACAATTATTGATGGAAGTTAAAGAAAGTTTTAAACAAATTTTTGTTATGGTAGGTTTTGTACATTTATTAAATAATGTAGTAAATACAAAATTACAGAAAAGAATAAAAGAACAATTTATAGCAGTAAATCCAAGTACATTTTCAGAAAACAACGTATTAAGTAGTATTACAGATGATAATCTGGGACCAATTGAAAGTATGCCAATTGAAACTGTTGACAAAGGTATTAAAACAGTATCTGAACTTATACAAAAACCAGAAGATGTAGAAATACCTCCATCAGCAGAATCACAAGAGGATGTTATTGAAGCGGTAGTTGAAGGCGTTACCAAAGCTCAAACACATAATAATAAGGTAATAAATTATGCAAAAAAGCAATTACTAGACGATATCTTGAAAATAAATCAATCCCAATCGCAGTTTGTAAATGATAGAGATGCATTACCATTATATTTTAGTTATATCGAGCTTGTAGACGTATGTAAAAATATTTCGGGTATAGCACCTCATTTTAGCGAGAGAATTGACGAATTTATTGTAGTAAACTCTAGATTACCTCAACCAGATAGAAAAACATTACATCCAACTGCACTAATAGATCCCGGAGCATTAGAAGCATATAGTGGTGATATACTTGTAAAAATGGAAACACAATTATTAAGAGGAGGAAAACGTAATAGGTACAATAGAAAAACTCGCAATACAAAAAGGAATAAAAAAAATAGTAATAAAAACACTATTAGACTATATAAATCCAAACGTAATACAAAACGTTCTCGTAAAACCAGGAAAATTACTAAACGGGCTAAATATATAAAGAAAAATGTCACAAAGCACCGTCGATAAACTCCAACTACAAAAAATGCTTTTTATAATGAATGCACTCAACGATGGCTGGTCCGTGAAAAAATCCCAAGACAAGTATATTTTCTCTAAAAAACACGAAAACAAAGTCGAAGTTTTTCAAGAAGAATATTTAGCCACTTTTATTTTGCAAAATATGCAAGTGCAACCCAGAGTTTGAAAAACGAATGGTTGTCGCACATTTTCCTTTGGCACAGTGAAAGGAAAATGCGACTTTCTCCACCATCAACAAATCCATAAACTATTTCCAATAGTTGCTATATACAAACATAGCAATTATTATTCACACGTATCAATACATCCCGAATATAACACAATATTCATAATGAACCCTATAATATGAACTCCACAATGCATATACGTAGCCATCCACAACTCGTTTCTGTGCTGATATTTCCAACTATAATAATAACACAGTGCAAATATACCTAAAAACCCCAGTAATACATTCGCATTATTTGTATTGCGTCCTCTATACACGTGATATACTATTCCACTATTTATAGAAACCATATCCATTATTCGCCTATAATCATAACGTGGGTCATACCAATATACAGTAGATGTTACATACCACATTCCATTTATAAAAGAAAAATCATAATGTTCTCTATAAAATGCAAATGATCCGGATATTATAAACAAATGCGATATCTTGAATAACAAAATAGAATATTGTGGTGGAATAACTCGGTCTAACTGATTCGTCATTTCACTATTGCATTGAGTTTATTTTATATACTTTTATGTTTATTATGGATATATCTATTTACCAGTTGAACCAAATCCCCCTTCGCCTCTTACAGTTTCCACGTGTTCATCTACCAAAACCACGTCCTTGAATTGTTCGAACCGGGTCAAAATCATTTGCGCAATACGGTCTCCCTTTTGAATCGCATATGGCTTGTCCAGCGAATTGTTAATAAAACAGACGAAAATCTCTCCCCTGTAATCACTATCCACGACTCCCGCTCCAATATCGATATTGCTCTTTACTGACAATCCTGACCGGGGTGCAATACGCAAATAATATTTCTCGGGATGTTCATCCCATTCTCCCTCTTCACCTTCCCAACTAACGGAAATACCTGTACTAACTAGCTTGCGGGTTTGTTCTGGAACGACTAAATCCACTGCAGAAAATAAGTCCATTCCAGCTGCAAATTTAGACCCATATACAGGAGTTTGAGCATCAGGGTTTAGTTTTTTAATATTGAGGCGCATCTTTTGTTGTGCTGTTAATAAAGAGTAATAGTGAATATATTTATGTAGTTTATAAATATATTTTTATAAGAATCGACCATATAGAAAATTGATTCATTCTAATAAGATTTTTAATATAGTATAATTTCAAACAACTTACTATATAGTATTTACCCTATTACTATAGCACAATAATGAGTATCGAAGAAACCCCTATTAGAATCGGAACAATCAAAGTGTTAGTGGGTACTATTTCCTACGAGCCAGTATTGGAGTATTACAATTCGCATAAAGAAGCACACGAACCGCCATTGCAAAGATTAGACCGGGTTGAAGGCGGCTTTAAAATTGATATTCCAGAACTGAAAGATAAATATATAGATGAAAACTATAAAATACAGCAATTACGATGGTCGCGCGGATATTTGAAATCAATGGAATATTTCGGATTTAACGGAAAACAAACATTGTTGTTATATCACGCTATAGCCAATGCGCTGGGAGAAAATAATGTATTGCTCATATAAAAATACCAAATAACATAATAGGCTAAACCAATATAAACATATTTGTATATTTATTGTGTAATAGTATAACTTGTTTTTAATAGTAAAAAGATGCCTAAATGTGCCGAAAATTGTACTAAAAGCGCGTATTTTAATTTACCGGGTGAAACAAAAGGATTGTATTGCTCAGCCCATCGATTAGATGGTATGATAAATGTGGTGGATAAATTGTGTGTAGTTGAAAACTGTGATAAACGTGCTATATACAATTATCCGGGTATGGCAAAAGGAAAATATTGTATGGCTCATCAACTTGGTGGGATGGTCAATGTAAAACTCAAACGGTGTGCAGCCACAGGGTGTTATACAACTCCTATTTATAATGTGGCAGGAAGTGCGAGTGCCAAATATTGTGTGGAACATAAGGCCGACGGAATGGTGAATGTGGTATCCAAACGGTGCCAGCAAGAAGGATGTGGGTTGATTGCACAATTCAATGTAGTGGGTGAAAAAGTGGGCGCATATTGTTCTATACATAAATTGGCTGATATGGTGGATATAAAACACAAACGGTGCGAACATCCCGAGTGCTCAAAAATGCCATCTTATAAATATTTGGAAGATACACAACCTCGTTTTTGTGCTGAGCATAAAACAGAGGGAATGATTGACGGAAAGCATTTGAAATGTCAGCATATTGGATGTAGTATAGCACCTACATTCAATGAACCAGGTAATCCTCGGCCTAAAATGTGTTCAGAACATAAAACCGAAACAATGGTAGATGTGTTTCACCGAAAATGCTTTATGAATGGATGTGAGTTTAGAGCTATATACAATTTTAAAAATATAAAATCGGCAAAATATTGTATAACTCATAAAGAAAATGAAATGGTAGATGTATTTGCAAAAATATGTTTATCTGATTGGTGTTTAACTAAAGTTTCGAATAAATATGAAGGATATTGTGTGTATTGTTATATGAACTTATTTCCAGATAAACCAATAAGTCGAAATTATAAAACAAAAGAAAAAACTGTGGTAGATAGCGTTATAGAAACCTTTCCACAAATGACGTGGTATTCAGACAAAAAAGTAGCTGACGGTTGTTCGAAACGGCGTCCTGATTTATTATTGGATTTAGGTTATCAAGTTATTATTGTAGAAATAGATGAAAATCAACACAATGCATATGATTGTAGTTGTGAAAATAAAAGATTGATGGAGTTATCGCAGGATTTGGGACATAGACCAATTGTATTCATTCGATTTAACCCAGATGATTATATTGATAAAACTGGCGTAAAAATATCATCTTGTTGGAAGCTGCAAAAAACTGGTATTTTAGCAATTAATAGACTTAAAACAAAAGAATGGACTACACGATTAGAAGTTTTGAAAAATCAAATACATTATTGGCTCGCTAATAATACAGAGAAAACTATAGAAATAATCCAATTGTATTATGACGGTATGGAGTAGAATTGGTATATTTTGAAGTATAAACGCATTTTCCTAAATAAGTATTTGAAAGTTATTTAGCAATTCATAAAAATATAATTATTTAGCAATTCTCAGAAATTATTTTCTTTATATAGTATATAACCCGAACTACACCATGGGCGGAGCACTGATGCAACTAGTCGCCTACGGCGCACAAGACGTTTTCCTTACTGGAACCCCTGAGATCACCTTCTGGAAGGTCTCATATCGCAGACACACCAACTTCTCGCTCGAGAGTATTGAGCAAACTTTCTCTGGCCAAGCCGATTTCGGTCGCCGAGTTACCTGCACCATCTCCCGTAACGGAGATCTTGCTTACCGCACCTACCTCCAGGTGACTCTCCCTGAGATCAACCAGAGTATGAAGGTCGCCAGCACTGATGGTGTCTATGCCCGCTGGTTGGACTTCATTGGTGAGCAACTTATTGCTCAAGTTGAGGTCGAGATTGGTGGTCAAAGAATTGACCGTCAATTCGGTGACTGGATGCACATCTGGAACCAGCTGACCCTCTCTTCTGAGCAGAAGCGCGGATACTTCAAGATGATTGGCCAGACCACCCAGCTGACCTACATCACTGATCCCTCGTTCGCCAACGTCTCCGGACCTTGCGCTGCCAACGGTGGACCTTCCCAAGTGTGCGCTCCTCGCAATGCTTTGCCTGAGACCACCCTCTACGTTCCTTTGTTGTTCTGGTTCAACCGCAACCCCGGCCTTGCTCTCCCCTTGATTGCTCTCCAATACCACGAGGTCAAGATCAACATTGACTTCCGCCCCATTGGTGAGTGCTTGTGGGCTGTCAAGACCCTCAACGGTGGATCTGGAACTCAATCTGTCCCCAGTGCTTACCAATCCTCTTTGGTGGCTGCCTCCCTCTACGTCGATTACGTGTTCCTTGACACTGATGAACGCCGCAAGATGGCCCAGAACCCCCACGAATACCTCATTGAGCAGCTGCAGTTCACTGGTGATGAGTCAGTCGGATCTTCCAGCAACAAGATCAAGTTGAACTTCAACCACCCCGTCAAGGAGCTCATCTGGGTTGTTCAACCTGATGCCAACGTTGACTACTGCTCGTCATTGGAGGCTGGTTCCATCCTCTACAAGACCCTTGGTGCTCAGTCATTCAACTACACTGATGCCATCGATGCTCTCCCCAACGCCATCCACGCTTTCGGCGGTCCTGCCGAGACCTCTGGCTCCAATGCCTTCATCACCTCAACTGGTCTTTTCCAGATGGGTGGTGCGATTGATGCTGCCTCTGCTAGTGCTGGTGCCAACTGGGGTGCTGACTTCGCCAATGAAGGTGGACCCATCAACGGATCTGGTCTCTCTGATGCCGGCACCTTCGTGCTTGCCGAGACTGCCCTCGATATGCACTGCTGGGGTGAGAACCCCGTTGTCACTGCCAAGTTGCAGCTCAACGGCCAAGACCGCTTCTCTGAGCGTGAGGGTTCTTACTTCGAC